ATACAGGTAATGGTTATACCGAAGTTTGCGACTTAGATAGTGGAAGTTGCTACACTGTAAGAGATAGAGACGGTCTTATTGAAAGAGTTGACAATACTCTTAAAACAAATAGACGAGTTCAAGTTGAAACTCCACATGGTGTTAAACAATTATTAAACGGATAATTCAAATGGCTATAGATAGAAAAATCATTGAAGAAATTAAAAGACATAATAAGATAAACTCTTATATTATGGAACAAGACGCTGCGGGACTTGGTGATATTCCACCAGCACCTGACGCGGCAGCACCTGCTGACCCAACATTAGATGCTGCGGCACCTGCTGACCCAACATTAGATGCTGCGGCACCTGCAGAACCACAAGTAATTGATACTGCAACAGATACTGAAGTTGAAAAAATTGATTCTGATGGAAAATCTGAAGAGTCTGAAAGTAGTTCTGATAGTGAAGAATTAGACATTACTGAATTGGTTAATTCTCAGAAAAACATTGAAACAAAACAACAAGAATATTTTGACATGATGTTCAAACAAATTGAGGACATGCAAAGTAAGTTGAATTCTATGGACCAAGTATTTGAGAAATTAAATTCAATGGAAGATAAGATTGAAAAATACAGACCAAAAACTGCTCAAGAAAAATTAGAATTAAGAACTCTTGATAGTGGTCCATTTAATCAAAAACTTTCAAGTTTTTTTGATGACAAACAAGAAGATATGGAGAAATCAGGTAAAAACGAATATGTGTTGACATCTGATGAAGTAGAACAAATTGTTCCATCTGAAATTAAAAAAACATTTGACAATTACGGTGACGAACCAACCCAATCGACATTTAAGATGGGTTGATTTTTGTGAAAATTTTACTATACTTTAGGGGTCACGTTGTGACCCTTTTTTATTGGCGAATAATTTGACGAATTAAAAAACATAACCTATACTTAACTAACAAACAAAAAACAAAATTATGATGAGCTCACTTGACGCAGTACTTTCACAGTACGAAAAAAACACACAATCTTTCGGAGATTCTAACAAAATGTCTCAAGAGGAAAGAATGAAAAAGTATTTCGCTTGTATCCTTCCACAAGGTCAAGCACAAGGACAACGTAGAGTCCGTATCCTCCCAACACCAGATGGTTCTTCACCTTTCAAAGAAGTATGGTACCATGAATTACAAGTTGGTGGTAAATGGCAGAAGTTTTATGACCCAGGTAAAAACGACAACGAGCGTTCACCTTTGAATGAGGTTTATGAAGAACTTATGTCAACAGGAAAAGAATCTGACAAAGAATTGGCTAAACAATACAAATCACGTAAATTTTACATCGTGAAAGTTGTTGACCGTGATGCTGAAGAAGAAGGTGTTAAATTCTGGCGTTTCAAACACAATTACAAGAACGATGGTATCTTGGACAAAATCATTCCAATTTGGAGACAAAAGGGTGATATTACCGACCCTGATAAAGGTAGAGACCTTATCGTACAATTGGTAAAATCTAAGACACCTGGTGGTAAAGATTATACATCAATCCAAACAATCATGCATGATGACCCAACATCTCTTCATGAGAACGCGGCAACTAAAGAAGAGTGGTTGAAAGACGCTTTGACTTGGGCTGACGTTTACTCTAAGAAACCTGTTGAGTATTTGGAAGCTCTTTCTCGTGGTGAAGAACCACGTTGGGATTCTGAGACAGGAAAATATTTGTATGGCGATGAAGGAGTTATGACTATGGGTGGAGCAAAAGATACTCCAAGTCCATTCCACTCAGACCCTCAGATTAATGCTGAACCTGACGAGGACTTACCATTCTAATTATATATTGAGCATGGACACTTACATAGACATAGTGTCCATGCTCTTATTTTTTAATAAAAAAAACAAACAACACATAGACAATGGCAATTAAAAAAAATGATTTCACCTCGATAAAGAAAAAATTTTCTACTTCAGCAAAATATAAACCACAACGTTTTTTAGAGTTAGGAACACATTTCTTAGATGCTGTAGGACTACCAGGTCCTGCTATTGGACATTTGAATATGTTCTTGGGTCACTCTGACACGGGAAAAACAACTGCCGCAGTTAAATCGGCAGTATCAGCACAAAAACAAAATATCCTTCCCGTATTTATTATCACAGAACAAAAATGGAGTTTTGAACACGCAAAACTTATGGGTTTTGAATGTGAGGAAGTTGTTGATGAGGCGACAGGTGAGGCGGATTGGGATGGATTCTTCATCTTTAACAATAACTTTAGTTATATTGAACAGATTACGGATTACATCAACGAATTGTTGGATGCTCAAGAAAAAGGTGAATTGGATTACAGTTTATGTTTTATTTGGGATTCAGTTGGTTCAGTTCCTTGTAAGATGACTTATGAAGGTAAAGGTGGTAAACAACACAACGCGGCGGTTCTTGCTGACAAGATTGGTATGGGTATCAACCAACGTATTTCAGGTTCAAGAAAATCAGATTCAAAACACGAAAATACTTTAATCATTATCAATCAACCTTGGGTTGAATTACCTGATAATCCATTTGGTCAACCAAAGATTAAAGCAAAAGGTGGTGAAGCAATTTGGTTAAACTCATCTTTGGTATTCTTATTTGGAAATCAAAAAGGTGCTGGTACAAACAAAATTTCGGCAACCAAAGACAAACGAACTGTTAAATTCGCAATCCGTACAAAAGTTTCTGTTATGAAAAACCACATCAATGGTTTAGGATATGAGGATGGTAAAATTATTGTTACCCCCCACGGTTTCTTGGCAGGAAAAGACGCGGCAGAAGAAAAGGTATCGATTGAGAACTACAAGAAAGAACATGCTGATTATTGGAAAGAAATAATTGGTGTTGATGGTGATTTTGAATTAAGTGAGTCTGCCGAATTGGCATAATAAAATAAATGTGAAGACACTTTTAGTTGATGGTGACAACCTATTTAAGATTGGGTTTCATGGAGTTAGAGACTTATTTGTAGAAGGAAACCACATTGGGGGTGTCTTCCACTTTATTAACACATTACGAAAACAAATTGATGAACACAACTACGACAAAGTTCTCGTATTTTGGGACGGTGACGACAACGCATCCGTGCGTCGTGAACTATATCCTAATTACAAATTAAATAGAAGACAAGATATGAACGAGTACAAACTCGAATCATATCATAGCCAAAAAGCACGAGTAAAAGAATACATTGAAGAGTGTTTTATTCGTCAGGTAAGAGTAGATAGGAACGAGTCTGATGACTTGATAGCCCACTACTGTAAAATAGCCGTAGACGAGAAAAAAACGATACTATCAGCCGATAAAGACTTACTACAGTTGGTTGATGAAAACACAACAATATATTCTCCGATTGCTAAAGTATTCTATACACACGGTAAGAAGGTAAAGATTGGTACATATGAAATGCCGTCTTGTAATATTTTACCGTACAAAATTATTACGGGAGATAAATCCGACAATATTAACGGAATATATTATTTCGGTGAAAAAACATTAATCAAATATTTTCCTGAGTTCCTTGACAAACCTGTCAATATTAGTGATATTTTACTAAAGGCAGAACAACTGCTGAAAGAAGACGAAAAAAACACGGCACTTAAAAACTTAGTTAGTGGAAAAACAAAAGACGGAATACTTGGAGAGAAATTTTTTCAGATTAATGAAAAAATTGTGGACCTACAAAACCCAATCATTTCTGATGAGGGTAAAGGAGTTGTTGAACAATATTATGCCGACACTTTAGACCCTGAAGGTAGGGGTTACAAAAACTTAATACGTATGATGACAAATGACGGGTTCTTTAAGTACCTTGGAAAAAGTGACGATGAGTTTTTGAGATTTATCCAACCGTTTATGAAACTTACAAGAAAAGAAAAAAGAAAATTTAGAGAAGACAAATAACACACTATAATAAAAAAAATATGAAAGAAACAGATGTAATTAAAATGGAATTCCTTATCACTCTGAATGACAACATTGTTATTCAAAGGTATTTCAATGTCCGTGGGTACAATCCGATTGCAAAGAATTCGTTGAATGTATCTTACTACCTAAAAGACTTCGTATCTCAATTTGAGTACGACCAAAAAATGCGTTCGGTTGTTTACCTTTTGGAGAACCAAGAACAAATTTTAGAAGACCCAAGTGTTCTAGAAACGTCAAATACTAATGGTCCCGAAATATTTAATTTTTATATTAAAGTCGGTGAACAGACAATTTGTCATAGAATATTAAACGCCAAAATTTTACCACCTAAAATAAGATACACCGTAGATATACGCCAGCAAGTAAAAAGTGTATTAAAGGACCTTACTGACATTTTTTCAGGTGAAAATTTTGTTACAAGTTACATGAATTATAGCTTGGTATAATAGTATTTATCAAGACCAGTAAAAGGAATAAAAATTATGTCAAACAAGAACTTCGAATATCTAGGAAATACATTTCAACTTCAACTACTAAATCAAATCATTTTAGACAAAGATTTCGCACATTCTATCATTGACGTAATTGAACCATCACACTTTGAGAACAGATACTTCAAAACATTGCTCCAACTCATAAAGGAGTATTATGTGAAGTATGATTGTACTCCCTCTTTTGAAACTCTTTCACAAATGGTGAAGAGTGAGTTTCCTCAAGAGTTAATGTTAAAAATTCTTAACGATACCATTAAACAAGTAAAAGACGCACCAACTGAAGGAGCGTCTTTCGTACAAGAGAAATCTCTTAAGTTCTGTAAACAACAAGAGTTACAGAAGGCGATTACAAAATCACAAAAAATTCTTGACAATGGTGAATTTGAAAACTATGACAAACTTGAGGAGTTGGTTAGAACCGCATTACAAGTCGGTGAAAACAACAACAAAATTGAGGACGTGTTCACAAATTTAGATGACGTATTAAACGAAGATTTCCGTCATCCAATTCCTATGGGAATTACAGGGATTGATAAACTTCTTAAAGGTGGTTTGGCAAAAGGAGAACTCGGTGTAATCTTAGCACCAACTGGGGTAGGTAAAACTACGGTTCTTTCCAAAATTGCTAATACTGCATTTAACAATGGATACGATGTATTACAATTGTTTTTTGAAGACAATCCAAAAGTAATTCAAAGAAAACACTTCACTATGTGGACGGGTATTGCTCCTGATTTATTACCTTTACATAGAGAAGAAGTTTTAGAAAAGGCACGTGTGGTAAGAGAAGAAATGACAAATAAGTTATTTCTAAAAAAATTACCTTCAGACCAACACACTATGACCCAAATCAAAAACATGATTCGTAAGATGATTGCTGATGGTCATAATATCGACATGATAGTTATGGACTATATCGATTGTGTTGTACCCGATAAAAACTTGGGTGATGAATGGAAAAGTGAAGGTTCAGTTATGAGAGGGTTTGAGGCGTTATGTCACGAACTAGGAGTTGTGGGATGGACCGCAACACAGGGTAACAGAAGCTCTATATCTTCTGAGGTTGTAACCACCGACCAAATGGGTGGTTCTATTAAAAAGGCACAAGTTGGACACGTTATCATTTCCGTGGCTAAAACTTTACAACAAAAAGAAATGAACTTGGCAACCATAGCTATCACCAAATCACGTTTGGGTAAAGACGGGGTTGTATTTGAAAACTGTAAATTCGATAATGAGCTTCTCGAAATTGATACTGAAAGTTCAGTTACTTTCTTAGGATTTGAAGAAAAGAAAGAAGAACAAAAACGAGATAGAATTAAAGAATTGATGGAACGAAGAAAACAAAAGGAGCAAGAAACTAACTTGAATTAACAAACAAAAAAAATTATAATTAAACAAAATGGACGCATCACAAAAGATATTGTCAGACCTAACTGTCTACATGAAGTACGCAAAATTCATTCCTGAGTTGGAAAGAAGAGAAACTTGGGAAGAATTAGTAACAAGAAACATGAACATGCACATCAAGAAATACCCACACATCGCAGGCGAAATTGTGGAAGTATACAAGTATGTGTATGATAAAAAAGTATTACCTTCAATGAGGTCAATGCAATTTGGTGGTAAACCAATTGAGATTTCTCCAAACAGAATCTACAACTGTGCTTACCTTCCTATTGACCACTTGGACGCATTCTCAGAAACAATGTTCTTGTTATTGGGTGGAACTGGTGTTGGATACTCAGTTCAAAAGCACCACGTAGAAAAACTTCCTGAAATTAGAAAACCTAACCCAAATAGAACAAGAAGATTCTTGGTTGGTGATTCTATTGAAGGTTGGGCTGACGCAATTAAAGTATTAATGAAATCTTACTTTGGTGAGAACTTGTCAACACCTGAATTTGATTTTTCAGATGTTAGACCAAAAGGAGCTCAACTTGTA